CATAGTACGCAGAGCTATAGATGCTGAAATATATCGCATCCTTGTTACGTCGTGACGTTGAGTCACTCGTGAACGTGCTTTAGGTTTTGTCGTGAGACCTAACTATATCCAGGGCTAGCAACCCGCGGCTACGGACATGCACCAGTAAGCGTAACCTGACCAATAACATAAAATTTGCTGCAAATATTTTTACAACAAACTTACGACTGGTTAAAGTTAGTTCGAAAGTATGGCTTAAATTTTTTGAAATTAAGACCTACTTCGATCTTGCTATCTGGGCGTGTGGTGCCGACGTGAAAAGAGAATCGTTCGATTTACTACTCCAAAGGTTTAAAAACCTTTATAAGAAAATGGGCTCAAAAGGCTTCTTTTATTATTTAAAGGAGTGTGTAAGACTTACGATTTATTTCCTTGCTGATCAACCGGTGGTTATGGGGTCAAACACTCCATACATCAAACGAGACAGTCATGGTTTACCTACTATTATACCCTGGTTACTCCGAAAAGAGATCTTGTTATTTAAAACAGGACTCTTACGGGGTGATAAGAGTATAGTGGTTTGTATCCTTACGATCCTGTCGATCTTTAGGGTCTTTACGAACAGAGTTCGTCCGAATTTGGCTTCTATCTTGAAACCATTTAACGGAACGGTTAGAACTTTTGATTCTAAACTGTTAAAACGAGCTCTTAAGTCATTGGCTCTTGGATCGATTCGAATCCAGCCTCCAAGACTACTTCTCATCGAGAAAGCGTCACCGAATAGCTCTAAAGCTACTTGGGCGTCTTCCGTTGAGGCCGTAGCCTTCCTCTTCTACCCGAGAGCACTTATAGCGTATATTAAATATGCACTATTTGTGCCTCAAGGGTGGATTTGGTTAACATGGATGCTAGTGATTCTGTTACTATCCTTGCCCATAGTCATAATACTAAGACTGATGGGAGGGCCAGTGAAATTGTGTATAGCAAAGCTGTCTGTGGTCTATGACCAAGCAGGGAAAGCTAGAATAGTTGGAATCACCAATTGGTGGGTTCAAATACTCTTGCAACCTCTGCATACAGCTATACTCTCACAATTACGAAAAATTCCAATGGATGGAACTTTCGACCAGATCTCGCCTGTTAAACGATTAGTTGACAGTGTGCCTTCGGGTC